AGGAAAAGGCATACCTTATTAATGGTGTAAGTAAGAGTGCTGAGTATATTGCTTTTAGAAAGTTTAAAGAAATAGAAAGTTTCAACCCTGATTGGAAATTTATAGCAGATGCTGAGGTAATTAAAAAATCTGCGTTAATTTTAGAAAGTATGGGTTGGTCTACTAAAGAATATAAACGAGATGTACACCAAACAACTCTAGACGGGTGGTGGTAATATGGGTAAAAAAGAAGGTTCATACCTTAAATCAATGAGAAAATTACAAGATGCGATGAAGAAGAAAGACGAAGAAAAGTTACAAATCCGTGAAACATTCATGGAAGTAGTAAAGAAAGAAAGACAATTTTGGGTTAAGCAGGGATTCTGTACTATTTGTTTAGAAGAAGGTGATACTGAATGGCATCACATAATTAGCCAAAATAGATGTAAAGAAATAGGTAAAGAATATTTAGTTCATAGTAGAACTAATGTTGTAGAAGTTTGTCGAGCATGTCACGACCAAACTACTGCTTCTTTAAGAAGAAAACACATAGATAATACAGGTGGAAAGAGGACCGTTAAAAATCCTTTAGGTCCTATTACTATTAGACAAACCGACTATATTAAGAAACTTGGTGGGTTAGATAGAATAACAGATAGTATGACAAGAGGTGAAGCCTCAGCGTTAATAGATGAATTAAAAGCGGAGAGTGAAACTTAATGAAAGAATATAGTTATCAGTGGGACCCATTTGACCCTGAAGGACCTATCCTAAAAATTACTAAATCTTCTTTAGGCACATTTAATTTTTGTCCGGGTTCTTATAAATATTCTTATGACCCTTTTAATGAAGGTAAGATAGCACAAAAACCTAGTGAGGCTATGATTAGAGGTACAATTGTACATAATGCACAAGAAGAATTTTGGAAGATGGTTGATACAGAAAAGTCTATGCAATATATTGATGACCCTAATTCATTAATAAAGTATTATCGTAGCCTTTATCCTCAATCTGATTGCGATGTAACACAAAATATTTATCGTTCTATGTCTGCTTGGTCTGCTGAAAGATTTTTAGAATGCGTAGAAGAAGGTGCTATTAATAACTTTAGTCCTGAAGGTAATGAAATTTTATTAAATGCTAGATATACGGTAGTAATGGATAATAATGCTAGAGTTAGAGTTCATCTACAAGGTATTATTGATAGAATATTTTTAGATAATGGTGGCTACATTCCATTAGAATTAAAAACTGGACCGTGGAAAGATAGCAAAAAAACTCATATGAGAAAAGAAATGGCCTTCTATCAATTACTATTTGAAGAAGCGACTGTTGAAGAAATAGAATCAGTAGGACTTGACCCTTCAATTGGATTTACTCATTGGGGTTGGTTTTTCCCCGCTAGTAATTATCTCTATGTAGAAGAAGTAAAAGCAAGGTCTATGACTTCAGTTCAAAATGGTATTAAAAAATTAATTACTGCTTACATGGAACAGGAGTTCCCGTTTAAATACTTTTATAAAAAGTGTCAAAAATGTGGACATTATGAACATTGTGAAGCGGCAGGTGTAGGTGGTGAAAACTATGATTGGTTCTAAAATTAGAGGTAAAATAATAAATCATAATTGGACATTTAAAGCATTAATGAATATGGATGATGCTATTCGTATGTTAATTGATGATATGGATATAAGCACAGATGAAATGGTGGGATATTTAGGTGACGGGTGGCAAAGTAAAATCTATGATGCCTTTCAGTCTAAAATAATACCTGAAATGAAATCATATCTTATAGATATTCTTGATGATGCTTCAGTTAATTTACCTAAACAGGTTCCGAATACTGGTTTAGTTGAAAAAATAAAACCAACAGAAGTTATACCTGAAGATGAAAGGATAGCAAAGTTAAAAGAAGAGATTAAGAAAAATACAAAACAGGTGTAGTTATGCCAAAGGTTAGGTGTAAATTGCAGGGTTGTAAAGCGCAATTAACTAATCCTAAAAATAAATATTGCGAAAAACATAGATATGTGAGAGGTGAAGATGGTGTTTTTTCCGAGAGAGATGTGGGCAGGGAGTCCGAGAAGTAATGCAGTTCAATTAAAAAGAGTGGTAGTAAAAAATTTAGAAGAGTATAGAAGATTTGTTACTGCCTATAATGGTAAAATGAATGTCTATACTTCTGTATATGATTATGAAAAGTTTACCGAAAATCGTGGTATAGAGCATACTGTAATCATGGATAAATTATTCTTAGACTTTGATGCTCATGGTGATGAACCTTTATGGAAAGCCTATGAAGATTTTAAAACTGTTAGAAAATGGTTAGTAGAGCAAGACTATAAACATACTATGTCATTTAGTGGTAGAGGGTTTTACATATTTGTAATGGGAAAAAGAACATTTGACATACGAAAGGTTAAAGCGGGTTTTGATATTATACATGATATAATTGGTAAGTCTCCAAGACTTGACAAAGTAGTAATTAATCCTGCTAGATTAAGAAGAGTACAGAATACTTATCATATGGGTGCTAAAAGGTTTTCTGTTAATTTAATTGAATCAGACCTAGAAAAAGAAATACAAGATATTGTTAGTTTATCAAAACAACAGAGAAAAATAAAACCTGTATTTTATGGAGAAAAATTAATGAAATGGCCTAATATTGAAACTATGAAAAGGGCAGAAATAGAAATAGATAGTGTAGAAAGCCCCGGTGTTTTACCTATTTTACCCTGCTTAAAAACTGCGGTTATGGTTCAAAACCCATTACATAGGTCAAGACATTTATTAGTACAATGGTATAACGAAATTTTATCAGAAATGACAGTGATAGAAAAAGATTTATCTTGTAATCCTAGAGAAATTACAGGTGAAGCGTTGGGTGATATTACAAATATTATTTGTAAAGAAATAAAATCAATAGCCTCGAATGAGGAAATATGGTTAGACTATAATGAAACAACTACAAGAAAAGCGGTAAGTTATGTTGTAAACAAAAGGTTTATGGCCCCATCCTGCCATACATTAATTAATGAAGGTTACTGTGTTGGTAAGTGTTGGAGATACCCAAATGAGAAGGAGGAATGAGAATGGGAAGAAAGAGAAGTTTATTGGATAATAAAACTATGAAAAGGGCAGTTAGTAAAAGTACAGATAGTTTAGATGAATTTTATCTATCAGATGAATTAATATCAGAAATATTTGAACATTACAAAAAAATTATTTTAGAAAGGGAAATGTGTTCTAATACTAGAGCATCCTATTTTAATGTATTTAAACATATAGAAAATCGTGGAATATCTTACTTGAGTAAATATATATCAAGAATACTTACTTATTCTCAAGATTTTTTATATAAAAGAGCAAATTACGGGAGGCCGTCATATTTTGAAAGAATTAATAATAGATAGTAGAGAAGATTCAATACTGAGCGAGACAGTAGAACATATCGCTACAATTATGAATATAAAGACTAAGAAAATGTTCTTAGAAATTGGTGACTATATAATTAATGATATTTGTATAGAGGCTAAATCTGCGGCAGATTTCTTAGCATCAGTAAGAAATAAAAGAATATTTAATCAAATAGATAACATGGATAGAGAATACAATAGAAATTTTTTAATAATATATGGGACATTAGATGAAGCGGTAGAATATTTAAATTATACAAATTACAATAATAGACAGTGGAGAGAAAAATTAAAAAAAATGTTTATAGGTGCTATCAGCAGTATCGCATTAAATACAGATATTAAACCTATTTGGGTTACAAGTGTAAATAGTGCGGCTCATTTTGTAGTGGGTTGTTATCATCATGCTGATAAAGAACTTATTTTGCATAAAATGTTACCAAAGAAAATACGAACAGACGATGTGCGTATTGATATTCTTTGTAGCATTAAGGGTATTACTTTAGAAAAGGCTCAACAGTTACTAGAAGAATTTGGTTCTGTTGCTGAAATTTCTTTACAAAACCCATCGGATATTATGAAATTAAAAGGAATAGGAAAGGTTACTGCTAATAATATAAGCAAAGCCTTGAATGCTGAAAAGGAGGTGCAATACTAATGCCGGAAGATTTGGAAGTAGATGCGTGGGAATTATATGATGCGCTAGAAAAACTACAATCAGAAGAAGTAGAAGAATTAAAAATTAACAAGATTGATTTACCTAAGTGCGTACAAAGATGGCAAGATGTTGTAGGACAATTTTCATTACATAATGATTATCCTGCCGTAATGTCATACTATGTAACACTTGGGCAAATTGTAAAAGATGTTTTAAGAATACCTGTTGGTAGATTATCACTAGACCCAAGAATACAGTTTTGCTGGATTCAAACTGCAAGAAGTGGAAAAACAACTATGTTTGATTTTCTTTCTCCTGTTTGGGATAATGTATTTGGTTTGGTAAATAATCACCCAACAACTTTGAAAAAACCTAGAGGTCCTCTTTATGGAGTAAATGAATTTAATTTACAAAACCCTGATGCTTTTACAGACCAAGCACTATTAGGTACAATTAAAAAAGACCAACCTAATCCTGATTGGGTTAGGGGTGAAGATAACTTAGATGTAAATGGCGACCCAATACCTGAGTTTATTGATTTAACAATTAATGGTGCATTATTTGGTTCGGGTATTATTGCCTTTGACGAGTTTGAACATTCAGGTATTTTTAAAGATACACAACATAAACAGGACACTGTAATGATGTTTCAAAAGTTTATGAATCGTTTAGATTCAGACACGCATTTGATTAAGAAAAGACTTACAGATTGGGGTATTGATTTAGTAGTAGATTCTCAAAGAAGTCTTTGGGCTACTACCTTGCCGCCCCAAGGTCTTGAAAATGTTATTTTAACAAAAGGTGTATTTCAGCGTATGTGGCTTTATGTTCGTGAAGTACCTGAGTCATTAAAGCAAAAAATGGAAGAAGATTATCTAGACTTAATGGGTACTATTGTAGAAGATGATGATGGGGCTTCTAAGTTTCAAGACGAGTTTGCTGAAATAATTTATACAAATTACAAGTGGTGTTTAAAGAGATTAGAAGAAGTGGGCGATAGAAGAAAAATTGTTGAGTTTAGTGATGATGCTAAGTTAAGACTGAAAGTTATTTGGCGTGGTATGCGTAAATATATGGATGGTTTCCCCGACCATATTTATCATGCTTTGAATACATTCTTGATGAATATTATTAACAATATGTGTGTAGCGGCTTCTCTATGTGCAGTTTCAGAACATAGTCCTAAAATATTACCAAGACATATTGAACAGGCAAGACAACTTACAGATAGTAGTTTCGATTCAATTACAACTTGGTTTAGTGATAGATTAGCAAAGTCGCCTAAGCGTATGGTTGAAAAGAATAGAGAAAAGGTAGTAGTTACTTGTTACAAGAAATGTCCTATGACAAATGGTTGGACTTCTAAAACAAATGTAATTGGGCAATATAGAAAAATTACACAAAAGAGTAGACAAACTTTTTACAGACTATGGCATGATGTAGAACATATGTTTGAAACAAAAAGAGATGAAAACAATAAGGTAATGATTAGACTAAAGGGGAATAAGAAATGAAAGCAGATGTAATGAAAATCCGAAGAGAATTGGATGAGTATAATAAACAGGATATAATAGATATAGCAATAAGGTTTTTAAATGATGAACAGATAGTTAAATTATCAGGTTTATTATCAGGTGGCTTCGACCTGATGAGTTTAATAATAGAAGAATGGACTTTAGAAGATATAGTAGGTGAAAAAAATGAGTAATATATTATCAATAGATATTGAAACAGGAAATACTGCGGCTGATATTGGCGGGTGGAATAACACTCACATGTGGAAAATAACTTGTGCTACAACATGGGATGGTGAAAAGGCTATTGTTTACATGGATAATGATATAGAAATGAAAGAAGATGTGGAGGTTAAATCACTTAGGCAATTAAAGTATGATTTAGACGACCACTTTGAAAAGGGTGGTAAATTATTAGGTCATAATATAATTGCTTTTGATTTGCCAGCACTTCGGGATTCTATGGACATTTATTGTGTTAGAAAATATCTTGAAGATAAAGAAAATAGATGCATTGATACTAGTGCATTGGTTATGAAAGAAAGTGGTAAAAGAGTACATTTAGATAATTTAGTAAAATGTACTCTAGGTAGTGGTAAATCTGCTAACGGTCTACAAGCAGTAGATTGGTGGCATGAAGGTAAATATACTGATATAGCAAAATATTGTCTAATGGATTCACAATTAACCTACGACCTTTGGAAACATGGTTGCGAAAAGGGAACGGTAGATTATTTTGATGAGGATGATAATATTATGAATAAAATAGAGATTGAGTGGAATTGAGTTATAGGTGATAAAATAAATTGGGTCGGGGTCTGTAATGGGCCTCGGCCCTTTTTTTACGCTTCTTGTCTAATTTTGATAAATACAACTTATATCCGTATTTTTTGTTTTTTACTTTGACCTAAATTTTTTATACATTTTTCTACCATAAAAAATAGTTAAACCATAAAAAATTAATTCAGCAAGTATGGCTATAAAAAGCCAAAAACCTGAAAGGCAATTTGCATTGTTACCAAAACTTAAACAAATTTCTGTCATGCTATCACATAAAGTTAATACCTGTAAGGATAGTTACTGCCGCAGTAATAACCATCATACCTACTTTTTTAATTAATTGTATATCTTTTTCTATATGTGTAAGGTGATTAGATTCAATAATAGAAACGCGATTTTCTATATTACTAACATTTGATACAAGCCAATTAATCTTACCTTCTATATCTCGATTTAATACTTCATCTAAATCTTCCATTTAATCATCTCATGCTATTCCAATAATCATCCAACCGGGAATTAGTGGTGGAATTGAATCATTAGCCCCCTGTAAAATAACACCTGTTTGTGGTGCTAATGTTATTGTGTTAGGTGCAGTTACATATGGATGACCTGTATCACCTAAATCAATTGTTTCTCCACCTGTTGTAGTAATAGTAATTGAATTAACAGGGTCTATATTTTTAACATGATGAATTTGAAATGCTACTGCATTTGGCATAGCAAATGTATTTCCTGCTGGTGCTATATTAGATGAGTAAATAACCTTTTTAGTTAATGTTGGAATACCGGGAGATGCAGAAGGTAGTCCTGCACCAATATCTAAAACTTCATATCCAGCAGAAAAATTTCCACCCGATACTACACTTGCAGTTCCTGTAACTGTTGTTGAAGCAGTAATAGTAGTTGAAGCCGCAATAGAACCTGTTACATCTAAAGTAGCAGAAGGACTACCATTTAATATTCCTACTTTTTCAACACCAGCATCAACAAATAGTAAATTTTCATTTGTATCGCCACGAATTTCAAAATCAACATTATTTTTTGGGTGATTAAAAATAACTCCTTCTCCGCCACTTAATCTTAACATTTCTGTATTACTAACAGAATTTGCTTGACTAGAACCCCTTCCGATATTAAATATAAGTCTACCATCTTCAGTAGTATTTGTTTCGTCTTGCATATCTGCAAAAACTCTAACATATTCATGTTCATTACCACCATCATCTTTACCTACAAATTGCACCATTCCTAAATCTCCACTTTGGGCAGGGGTTCCACTTCTCTTGAATAGTAATGTAGGTGGTGTAGCCGCACTAGAAGTAGCGGTTGTATTCTCTAAAGTTAGTAAAGGTTTAGCATTAGTAGAACTAACTATTGTTAAATCATCACCATCAAAAGTAGCATTTGCTTCTGCATTCATTCCATCTGTGCCAGTAGCAGTAACTATTCTATTATTAGCCCCATTAGTCATAAAGTCTGAAACATCTACTGCAATAGTAGCCGTTGAACCTTCAGCCGGAGTATGTGTTACATCTATTCCTGTTCCAGCAGAAACATCTGTCATATAATTTCCTGTTGTATCTGTTCCTAATTCAACACTATTTGCTTGTATTGTGGCGGCACCACCAGCGGCTATTGCTATATCTCCTGAAACATTTCCAAATATTGCATCTTCTAAATTAGTAAAACTAATTTTCTTTTCAGTACCATTATCTGAAAATACAAAATGGTCTTGAGTTTGATGTAGTCCTGTTCCACCTAAAGCACTAAATCCATCAATATCTAAACCACCTGCGGCTTCTGCTAAAGCGGCTTTACCATTAGAATGTGTATAAGTTAATACATATCCATCTTGACCTGAACCTACTGTTTGGTCGCCATCAATTTTTAATGTTCCTAACTTTATATCTCCTTGACCATTTGGTGTTAAATTAATATCTGCATTTGTAATAGTAGAAGCAATATCAATACTATCTGTATCTCCCGTAATATTACCTGCTTCATTTCCACCATGCATAATTGATAAAGATTTCTTTGTTATATTTAATGTATAAGTTTGGAAAGAATAATCAAACTTATCATCATCTGTACCTGCGGTAATTTCTACTAAAGCAATAGGAATATAACCTGCGGTAATATCAGCAACAGTAGGTGTTGAAGCCGCAGTACCTTGGACAATTACAAGTTCAGGAGTAGCCGGATTTATTAATACCCAATCATACCTTGTATGAGAAGCATTTTGTACAGGGCTAGAAGTATAGGCTTCTGTTAATGTAACAGTGTGATTAACAAATTCTCCCTTTTTTAGAAACTTAATTGGTTGTGCTAAGTTATATTGTGTGTAAGAGCCTCCATCTGTAATTGTAAATCCCGCATGGCTAATACACATATCTCCTTGTGAAAAAGATTCTAAAACTTTTAGGATTCCGGAATGTAATTTATCGCTACCATCTACTAAACCTGTTGAGGGTGTTGCGGCTAAGTTTGTAATCTTTCCTATATTTGATACCATTA